GTCGAACCGCGACTCGCACCGGTTATTGAAACCCTTCTAAATAATGAAGAGGTCGTTAACTGGTACCAGTCAGTAGTCGAGTTGGAATCAAAGAAAGTCCGAAAAGGGAAACCCCTTATTCGAAAACTTTCAGTGAAAGACGATCGAGAGACTAAGAGCCGAGTGTTTGCGTTACTTGATTATTGGTCTCAGCTAGGTCTAAAAGAGTTCCATCATCACTTATTTAAAGTGTTGAAAGGCTTCTCACAAGATTGTAGCTTTGACCAACTATCAGGAACGCGACTTCGTGCTTCACCAGGTCCGTTCATATCTGCCGATCTTTCGGCAGCTACGGATCGATTCCCGATGGAGATGCAAGTTGGAATAACAGAAATGTTGACCAACTCCTCCTTCGCCTCAGCTTGAAGAGATATCCTAGTAGGCTATCCCTATCATTATAAAGGTAATGAATACCGATATAATGCTGGGCAACCTATGGGAGCTCACTCTTCCTGGTCTATGTTCACGTTGTGTCATCACATCGTCGCTCATTACTGTTTTTATACAGTAAGGAATGAGTTACCTTCGCAAATGGATTATTCCATTTTAGGAGATGATATTGTGCTAGTTGGGAAAGATTTCTCAGCTAAGTACATCGAAGTGATGAACCAGCTTGGAGTGTCTATTTCAGAGCAAAAATCACACGTATCAGATGACACGTTTGAATTTGCGAAGAGATGGATTAGACGAGGTGTGGAAGTATCACCATATCCTGTAGAGGGTTTAATAGAATCAGCTAAAAGAGTAACTCTCTTAGCTGGTTTTCTAGTAGACACTGCAGGACGTGGTTACTGTTCACCGCCCCTGAGGGGCCCCTGTTCATTAGAATCCTTACTAGGTTTAATAGTTGGGAAATGAAAATCCCGACTAGTTAAATCCTTAGTCAGTCCTCTTAGCGCACTAATTGCGATCTCTTTCATTTTCACGAAAGGGGTCAAAGATTATGTGAGCACGTATCAATATCTGATAAAGATAGCTGATTCGGATAGGAAGATGACTATTCCATGTAGACCACTAACTCTTCAAGGAGTCAGTGGGGTCGTTAAGGCCGCTCTTCTGAAATTCAGACAAGCTCATATGGATTTGGTAAGTAAAGATTCTATGACGCTTAATGAACACTATGCAAAATGGCGAGGAGCCACCATGCTAATGTCCATGAAGGCGTCGGAGTTAGGTTTGAACAAAAACCTAGCAACGGGACCTGAATCTCTCTCGTCCGGTA